GTATAACAATGGACCACATAGTACCGATATCTAATGGTGGTAATCATACTTTGTCGAACATAGTTCCAGCTTGTATGCACTGTAATTGCAGCAAACATACAAAGACTATAGAGCCGAAGCTAAAACTAGCTTTTATTATATAGTGGTGTGCTTCTTCGGAAGCGGAAAAACCTAAGCACATGCCTACAAGCGCATAGAGGTTTTGGGGGTTTTTAAGTGCTAATCAGGGGGAACATGTCCTACACATTAAAGTGCGAATTGAAGAACATCAAGTCTGGCGTAGACAAGTATGAACAACCCATTGTTGATATTCATCTTCGTACTACCGATTTTACGGCCATGACGTTAGCGAAGTATATCGCTAAACAAGAACCAGTTAATATAAAGGTTGTCGAATGACAGAAGTATTAAGCGTAGCCGAGAACCGTAAAAGGAAGAAAGCCGCTCTTAAGCAGAAAGAGATTAGATTTATAGATGCCTATGTAGAAAACGGGGAGAACGCTACTCAGGCTGTTTTTGATGCCAAGATACCCGTTAAAACCATCGGTTCAGCCCGTGTTACTGGGAAGTATTACAAAGACAAGTTAATGCCCCAGATTATTGATAAGAAGATGGCCCTGATAGATAAGATGGACGCTAAGGGGTTAAACGACGATATGGTAGTCGAGCGACATAAGGCCATTATCGAGGATGGTTCCGACAAGGACGCTCTTACTGGGATTAAGATGTACTACGACAAAAAATACACCGACGATAAGGGTGGCAGTGGAGACAATGTTATAAACATTACGTTTGGTTTTTAAGGGGGATACATTTAGTTGAATATTACGCACTCATACAAGCCGCACCCTGCTCAGCTACAGATACACCAGAGCAAAGCACGATTTAAGGTCTTAAATACTGGCCGTCGCTTTGGTAAATCACTTTACGTTATAAATGAGACCTTTAAGAAAGCCCTCGAAAAGAAGGGTAGATACTGGATTATCGCCCCTACATACAGGCAGGTTAAGTCTATTTACTGGAACTCCTTATTAAGAGACAACATTCCAGATGAAGTTATTAAGAAGAAGAACGAATCAGAACTTTACATTGAATTGAAGAACGGCTCATTTATTGAGTTTAAGGGGGCAGACGACCCAGATAAACTCCGTGGGGCTGGCCTAGACGGCTGTGCCTTAGACGAATATGCCTTTATGAAGCCAATAGTTTGGGAAGAGCACATCCAGCCGATGATTAGAGAATCAGGGGGGTGGGCAATCTTTATCAGTACCCCAGACGGCTTTAACCACTTCTTCGACCTGAAAGAATTTGCCGACAATCCCAAGAACAAGGACTGGGTTTACTTCCACTTTCAGTCTGGAGACAACCCATTTTTCCCTAAAGCAGAGATTGAAAAGGCTAGGATAGAGACCTCACCAGACAAGTTCGCCCAAGAATACCTAGGAGACTTTACCAAGAAATCTGGAATGGTCTTTGAAGAGTTTTCAACCAATATACACGTGTCGGGGGATGTCATCATCGACCAGGGGATGGTTCACTATCGCTCAATCGACTTTGGACAAGCCAATCCAACGGCAGTTTTGTGGATAGCCCTCTCAAAAGAAGGCTCAATCTACGTATACGACGAGATTTACCAGAAAAGTTTACTTACTTCCGAGCTAGCACACCTCATTAAAGCGAAATCGCCCTATTATGTGACGATGACCTATGGAGATTCGGCGGCGGCTCAGTCCATTAAAGACTTAACCGAGCACGGAATCTACGTTATGCCAGTTAAAAAGACGGCCCACTCCTCAAAAGAGGACTATATGAAGGGTGGAATTGAAAAGATTAAGGAGTTCTTGAAGGTTCAGCCAGGAACTGGCAAGCCACGACTCTTAATCGCCCCTCATTGTCAGAATTTAATCGATGAGTTGATGAACTATACCTGGGAAGAAGAAAAAGACGACAAGAACGCTCCAGAGCGCCCACAGAAGGTCAGAGACCACGCTGTCGACGCCTTAAGATATTTTATTTACGAATACACACGACCAGTAGCAAGAGCTAAAACCGTCAACACGGCACTAGCCAGCATAACAGGATATTAGAAGGGAAAATATGGACAACGTACTAACAGAAATTATGCAGAAGTTTACGACTTCAGACAAGGGTAGAAAGATTTATGAGAATAAATGGGATACCCTTTATTCGATGTACCGATTTAAATTACAGAAGAGCCGACCAGGTCGGTCTAACTTCTATGTTCCTCACGCATTTTCAAACGTAGAGACAGTTTTCCCAAGAATGACCTCCAAACGACCACGAACTCTTGTTAAGCCACAGGGTCCATCTGACGTTGAGGCGGCTGGTGTTCTAAATAAACTTGTAGAATATGCCTGGGAAAGAGCCCACCTAGATGCGGTTGTTCGCAGATGGGTTAAGGGTTCATTAATTTATGGAACTGGTATCGTTAAGGTCTCTTGGCAGAAAAAGACCAAGAAAGAGACTAAGCGAAAGCCCGTAACCAAGGGTGGAAAAGTATCTTACGAAGAGTCAACCACTCCAGTAGTAAAATATGACGATATTAAAGTTGCGAATCTGGATATCAGGGATATTTATATTGACAACGACGCTGTTACCGTACAAGACGCTAAATATATAATCCACCGATACTGGTCTACCAGAGACGAAATTGAATCTAATCCAGCTTACGATAAGGGAGACTTAAAGAGCGTCCAATACGGTGCCTCTAATGACAAGATTGCTCGTGGCTTATCAGCAACCGAGAAAAAGAAGGCCGACGAATCTAGTTACGCCGAAGTCTTAGAATACTGGGAAGATGACCGACTAGCCGTAGTGGCTGGTGGTGTTGTAGTTCAAGACGGACCAAACCCATACGACTGTAAGAAGAAGCCGTTCGTAGCGATGGTTGACCAGATTGACGACCAGGTTCTATATGGAATCGGCGAAGTTGAGCCTATCGAAGGCATCCAGAGAGAGTTAAACACCCTCAGAAACCAGAGAATGGACTTCAACAACCTAACCCTCAACCCTACTTTTAAGGTAATGCCGAATGCCGTAACCGACGAAGATTCTATTATGTTCGCACCTGGCCATAAGATTTTTATGAACACCAACGACCCAGGAGCAATTACGGCCATCGAGATGCCACAACTTCCATTCACCTCGTACAAAGAAGAAGAGGCTATCAGAATGGACCTCCAGACGATTACGGGTGTCTCCGACTATGCTCGTGGCTCTGACGCTACTAGGATGAACGAGACTGCTACTGGAATCTCCTTGATTCAGGAAGCCGCTAACGAACGATTCAACGCTAAGGTTAGAAATATGGAACAAGCCATCGGAGAGATGGTTGAGTTAATGGTGGCCCTATACCAACAGTACATCACTAAAGAGAGAGTATTCAGGATTACAGAAGATGAGACCGATTACTTCGAGACTATAAAGCCAGAAGACATTAAGGGTCAGTTTGATATCTTTGTTGAGAAGGGTTCTTCCCTACCGTCCAATAAGATGCAGAAACGCTCAGAAGAGATGAATAAATATAACGTATTATCAGCCTCACCGCTCGTTCAGCAATCACCAGAGTTAATGGCTATCCTTACTAAGTCGCTGATAAATGCCTGGGAAGACCCAGAAAAAGATGAGTTGTTACAAGCTATCCAGAGTGCCGTAGAAGACGCATCACAAGCCAAGGAAGCCGCTATGCTTGAACAACAAATAGCACAAGAAGAAGCAGGATTAGCAAATGAAATGGGTATGCCACAAGGAGGAAATAGCAATGAGCAAGCCCCAGAACCAGGACCGACTTTCCCAACTGAATGATTTGTATAATCAAATCGGTTGGTCGCACCTTGAGAGTTACATCGAGAACCAGATAAAGAGTTCTCAACGAATAATTAAAACCCTGGAGACCCCCACCAAGGAAGCTACCTTTGCCGCAGGGCAGTGGAAAGCTTTGGAGGACCTGAGGGATAAGGTCACCCAGGATAAACAAGCGTTTACATCCAAGCAAAAATAGTTTTGCTGCTCGATGTGTACGCTGAAAGGAACCACAATGGAAGACACAACCCAAGAAACAGTTGTTGAAACCCCCGTAGAGGACAAGGTAGAAGCAACCAAAACAACGGGCGTCGAACAGGAAGTTACCACAGACGACGCCCAAACCCCAGTTGACAAAGAAGCGCAAGCTGAAGAAGAAGCTGAGGAATCCTTATTTAAGGAACTAATGGAAAAGAAAGGATTTAAGAGTGAAAAAGACCTTGCAAAAGCGTATTCAGAACTCGAAGGTTCATTCTCCAAGAAGTCCGCTGACGCAGCCGAACTTGAAAAGTTGGTTGACGCCATCCTAACAGCAGACGACGACACCGACGACGCATCTACGAATAACGAAAGTGAGAAGACGCAAAGGCTTGAAGCAGATATGAATCTGATGAAGGCGACACAGCGACACCCTGACCTACCAGACTTCGCAGATAAGATGAAGGAAATCGCCGAAAAGAACCCAGACGCTAAAGGTTTATTCCGAACAGCCGATGGGGTCGAACTGCTTTACAAGATGGCAAAAGTCGACAAACAAGATGATATTGTTGCTAAAGCTAAGGAAGAAGGGCGTAACGAAGTCACTGCGAAAGAAGTCGAAAAACTTCAAGCAACAGTCGCTTCAGACACAAAAGCAAAACGCCCAGACAAGAAAGTATTTACCAGAGCTGAAATTAGAGATATGTCTGATGAAGAATATGATAAATACGAGGCCGAGATTAAAGCTCAGGCCGCCGCTGGGTTAATCGAATAAACTAACCCAAGGAAATAAAATGTCAGAAATGAACAACACCACTCACAATGTGTTCATACCAGAAATTTGGGGAAGAGATGTCTTAAAGGCAACTCGCTCAAATCTAGTTATGGCAAATCTTGTTAAGAGATTTGACGACGAGGTTGAGGCTTACGGAGATACCATCCACACGGGTGTAATCTCTCACCTAGTCGCTACCGCAGTAACACCTGGTACAGACGTAACCACACAGGCACCAACAGAGGTTGAAGTTGTAATCAACATCGACCAACACTGGGAAAGCTCTTTCGAAATCCATGACCGACTAAAATTCCAGGCTAAGAGACGTTTGGCAGAAGACTATAAGTCTGAAGCTGGATATGCTCTTGCTAAGAAAATTGATAGCTCACTTACAGCTTTGTATGCTGGACTATCTCAATTCGTTGGTTCTGGTTCAGTCCAAATGACTGACGCCAATATCCTAGCCGCTAAGTTAATGCTTGATAACGCAGACGTTCCACGAACTAACCGTTACCTAGTAGTTGACCCAGCCGCTGAAAACGACCTACTTGCAATCGATAAGTATGTTCGTTACGACGCTCTAGGAACTGGCGAAGCTATCAAGACTGGAATGATTGGTAAAATCTACGGAATGGAAGTATTTAGTTCGACTAACATCGTAACTACAACTGCTTCTCCTAACGTAGTTCATAACCTAATGTTCCACAAAGATGCTTTCGGACTAGCTATGCAGAAGGAAATCATTTCTGAGAAGAACCGAACACCTAAGGGACTAAGTGATGTTTACATCTCTCAAGTACTTTATGGAGTTAAGGAACTCAGAGACGACCACGCTGTAGACGTTCGCTGCGCTGAATAAGCACGGTGACTCGACAATAGAATAGGAATTTCATCGCACGGATGAATTCACATAGGCTGGGGGAACCAGTTTCGTCCAGCCAAATGTGTATAAACTAAGAAGGAGGATTCAATGAAAGTTGAACTACCATCAGTAGAAGCTCAAAAGGCATTCTACGCACAACAGAGAGAAGAACTCTTAAAAATCAATCTTCAGAACGAATACACTCGGTTGAAAATCGAGAAGAAAGTTTCTGAATTAGTTGAAGGTGATGACGATGACGCCATTCACAACCTTAAAAGCGAACTCAAGAAAGTTGAGAACGAGTTTGAGGCAGCTAAACTGCACATCGAGGTAATTGATGAGCAACTCAAAGCACTCTAAATACGCTTGCGTCGTTTTCTATAACGACATTAACGAGGACCTCCTAATCGACCTTTCGACGAAGGTTGATAATATAATCGCTGTGGATGGGGCTTATAGGGATTTTCCCCATATCAAGCCCTTTTCCACGGACGGTTCGATAGAGATAGCCAAGAAATACGCCAAGGTTATCGAGGTCAAAGAAGCGTGGGAAACTCAGGTTGATAAAAGAAACGCCTATATCAGAAGAGTGCCAATCGGAAGTAGCTTCATAGTCATTGACACAGATGAAGAATTATGTTCTAGTTTCAAAGAGGGCAATCAGAATGTAATCATCCAGGCAGTCGCCGAAGGTGGAATAGAGTATCGGATGCCCAGAGTTTATGTAAGAACGCCTGGACTAAGATACTACAAGACCCATATGACGCTAAAAGATAGAAACGGGATAGTAGACTTTACCAAGTTTAAAGACTCAGATGTGGTTATAAAGCACCACCTCAATATGAGAGACGAACAACGCCAGAAAGATAAAGAGATTTATCGCAAAGAACACGACAAACGGGAACTTAAAGACAGAGAAGAGATAAT